GCAGCTTGGAACAAGTGGAGCGGTAAGTATCTGCGCGATGAGTTCGGCACCTACATCCTTGAGGATTACGAGGTTGAAGACGAAGATGGCAATACGGTCGTTCAACAGCGCCGCAAGCTGAATCCAGCCTATGACCCAGATGCGGAATACATTTCCCGCGAACAACGCCCAGAGTGGGATTGCGTCGGTCTGATGGGCAAGCTCCGCCTTCGTAAAGGGCAACCTACTGGCAACCGCTGGATCAAGATGCGCGACATCAGCGATTCCGTTGAGGAATGGTTGATCCGCTGAGACCTTATAGTCCCACTTACTAAATGTGCCAAAATAATATAAACAGTAGAAAGATTCATACTGCTTGACTTTTTTTCAAAACTCCCGTATAATATACAAGTCTTCAACATCCTTGTAACTTTGGGAATGAAGACCCTCTTCGGTGGTGTGAAGAGGTGAGTTGGTGGTTACTAAAGAGGGTTTTATGCCCTCTTTTTTTCTATTATAAATTATTATAAAATTATAAGAAACAATGAACTTTACTGTCTATTCGAAAGAAGATTGCCCTTATTGTTATAAAGTTAAACAAGTCCTTGAATTGACAAATAGTAACTTTGTAGTGTATACTTTGGGTGAAGACTTTACCCGTGATGAGTTTTACTCTGAGTTTGGTGAAGGTTCCACCTTCCCTCAAGTAGTATGTGACGACCAGAAGTTAGGAGGTTCTGTTGAGACCATCAAATTCCTCAAAGAGAAGCAAATTGTCTGATAAGAACCTAAATAAAAAGGAAGACCACTTCAATCGTGGTATTGAATTGATACTTAATGGAGGAAAAAGAAAGCAGACTCAACCCTTTCATATCATCTTTGAGAAGATGGTTTGCTTTCTAAATCGGGAGGTAACCATCTATTTTGAGTTTTCCTTTAAATCAAGGAAAAGAAAAGTAATTTCCCGGAGAAAAAGAAATGTTAGCAGTTAGTCTAGTATTTGGTTCCTTTCTAACAGTATTGTTTCTTATAGTGGGACTTATAGGTGGTTGGGTAGCAAGAGAATATATGATGAATTATAGGGAAATTCCTAAGTTACATCCAGAATTCTACGATCACAATGGAAATGTTATTCCTGATGAAGTTCTAGCCATATCATTTAATCCAGATTATTTTGATGACGAAAATTATGACAACGACGAAGACGACGAGTAGAGCAAAGACATCTACGACAAAATCAGCAACACCAAAAGTTGCTAAGACTCCAGAAGTCATTCCAGATTTACCAAAAAATCCTTTTGCATTTGAAGTTCTGGACCTTGTATCCAGACAGCGTTCAAGTGCTAAAAAGGTAGAGATTTTAAAGAAGTATGAACATCCTTCTCTCAAAGCAATTTTTATTTGGAATTTTGATGAGAGTATTATTTCAATGGTTCCAGAAGGACCTGTTCCTTATTCTGGATACTCAGAGCAGACTTCTTATAGTGGGTCTCTGAGCACCAAGATTACTGAAGATATTCGTAGAATGCACGAAACGGGTTCGTTCTCAATGGGAATTAATGATACTCAACAACGCACGACGATCCGTAAAGAGTTCAAGAACTTTTATCACTTTATTAAAGGTGGTAATGATGGTCTGAACAACATTCGTAGAGAATCAATGTTCATTAGTATTCTTGAAGGTTTGCATCCTCTTGAAGCAGAGATTATTTGTCTGATAAAAGATAAGCAACTTCAAACAAAATATAAAATCACAAAAGAAATTGTCTCAGAAGCTTATCCCGATATTCATTGGGGAGGTCGTTCCTAATACATAATATATTGGAGTTATTATAATGGAAAAAAATATTACACGAAAGAAGATGCCGACAGAAAAAGAAGAGGCATCCAGTAAGGAGACAAATGAAGTTTGGTCGGCACACGAAAAAGAACTTTCTAGGTCTCGTTATGGATGTGAAGTAATTCAAGAGAATTGCAATAAGATAGACGCCAAGAATCCACAACTACCTAGTGATGCTCATTTGGTTTCTTATGTTCGTGGTGGAAAAATGTCTTATGATATTACTCGGTCTAATAAGATGTCTAATATCTTTGATATGTACTGGGATAAGTTTGGTGATGCACTCAAAAAAATTGAATGGGCAGATGGACGGGTGAATCCTAGACTCTGGGGATATCAAGCACCCAAAACCAAAAAGCGCAAGTGATTTCCCAAATCGGAGGAAAATTTTCCGGCAAAATTTTCTCACGCGAAGGTTTTTAAAATTGTAACATTTTATACAACTAATTGTTGCTAAATATCCCTGAAAGGGAGTATAATACTCCTATCGTTCATCTGGAAATCCAGACGGAAGTAAGCCGACGCGGAACGGATCGTTCATTCGCTATCTACAAATAGCGAACGCAAACGCCGACTGAAGGAACGCTCTTTAACCTAAAAAACTAAGGAGAAAACCAATGTCGAAAGTCGTATACCGTGGTGTTGAATACGATACTCAAAAGCGTATTGAATACCAACAGCAAATGCAACAACAAGCCCAACAATACAACGAAACCTATCGTGGTGTTAAGTTTGTAAAGGAGGGACACAAGTGAAGAAACTTAACTTCCTACAACTTATTAAAGAACAAAAACAAAAAGAAGAGCGTCGCCATCAGGCACAATTAGCACAACTCGTTGGAGTAAAGTGATGTTTGCAATATTACAAATTGCCGCAGGATCTGCGGTTGTACTTGTTTTATTGTCGCTTTATATTCAATTTTTATTTAAGTAGAAATCGGAGGGGTTGATTCCCTCCTTTTTTTATAGGTATAAACTCGTAGGCATAAATTATTGTTAAGGAATCAACACAAAACACCTAGATAGTAGTAGAATATAGAGGTGAAGCGTATGAACGAAAACCCCTTTGTTATGTTATTCTATGTGCATGGAGGTTATTATGCACAACCTAATCTCTTACAATCAACTAGCTGGATGGGAACACTTTGAGGAGACAGTAGAACGATCTAATGAACAGAACGACTTAGTTAATGATTATTTTAATTGTTTAATTGAGTGTGATGATGAAAAACAAACTTGTAAAAGAATTTGTAGGGAGTTGTTAAGCAAGTCATAATGAAACTGGGGGGTTGACTGCCCCTCTTTTTTTATGGTAAAATGCCTTGAGAGAATGGTATCTTATGGATAGAGACAAACTAAAACTGATTGTCCGTAATCTTGAACTATTGGTTGATTCTCTCAAGGCAGAAGTCTATTCTGATGTGTCTGCATATAGCAAATATACAGAACCAGAAGTGAGAAAAAGACCCATTTTAGATTACGATGAAATTTTTGAGGATTCTGATTTAGATGACTAGTAGAGCACGAGAACTAATAAAGTTGCTAGAAAAACTTGTTAAGCAAGAGCATCTTTATACTGATGAAAAAATCATAGAGATGAAACAACAACTGCGAACGCTTAAGGAAGAAATCGCAGAACTTGAATCAAAAACATCAAAAGGATTTGGAAAGAAATGACTGTAAAACTTATCAGCGTGACTCCCGATGCAGAACAAACAATGGCATATATTGCTAGAGTTTCTAATCCAGCGAATCAGGATTCTGAAAACTATGCGGGTTTGCTACGTTATTGTATTAAGCACAATCATTGGTCTGTGTTTGAGCAATCTTCTATGAGTCTTGAGATTGAAACTAACCGTGGTATCGCAGCCCAGATACTTCGACACAGGTCCTTTACATTTCAGGAATTTTCACAACGTTATGCTGACACAAATCTAATCACCGAAAATATTCCTATTCCAGATCTTCGTAAACAAGATACCAAGAATCGTCAAAACTCCACAGATGATCTTGGTGACTATGTAAAACTTAAGTTTCAGACAGAAATTGCTGAATTGTTTAAGCACTCTAATAACCTCTACAAGCGAATGTTAGAGGCAGGTGTGGCAAAAGAGTGTGCAAGGTTTGTATTGCCTTTAGCGACGCCCACACGCATCTATATGACGGGTTCTTGCAGGTCGTGGATACATTACATAACACTTAGATCTGCCAATGGTACTCAAAAAGAGCATATGGATATTGCTCTTGAATGCAAAAAAGTATTTTCTGAGCAATTCCCGACAGTTGCAGAAGCTCTTGAGTGGGTCTAAATATTTTATGTTGAGATTATAACTGATGCCTACATATCGCTTCGAAAATACTGAAACTGGTGAAATCTTTGAGAAATGGATGCTTATGGCAGAAAAGGACCCATATCTCAAAGAAAATCCTCATCTCAAACCACTCATTCCAACACAAATGAATGTTGGTGAGGTGGGAGATTGGAGAAATAAATTAACTCAAAAACATCCTTCGTGGAATGATGTCTTAGGTCGTGCTCAAAAAATGCCCGGTTCAACTGTAAAAAAACTCTAATATGGCAAGAAGAAAAAGAGGAAACAACGATCAACCAATCGGTGTTGGTCTGACCGCAAAACAAATGAAGAGGAGAAAACCTCTAAGTGCAGAATACTTGATTGATATTGACCCTCTTACAGAAAACCAAAAGCGTTTGTTTGAATCTTATACTGACGGTAAACATCTAGTTGCCTACGGGTGTGCTGGAACGGGTAAGACCTTTATTACTCTTTACAATGCTCTTGCTGACGTTCTAGATGAATCAACTCCTTATGAGAAAATCTATCTTGTTCGTTCATTAGTTGCGACAAGAGAAATTGGTTTCCTTCCTGGTTCTCACGAAGATAAGGCAGATATTTACCAGATTCCTTATAAGAATATGGTGAAGTATATGTTCCAGATGCCTAGTGATTCTGAATTTGAGATGCTCTATGGCAACTTAAAGTCGCAAGAAACAATTAAGTTCTGGTCAACTTCTTTTCTTCGCGGAACGACTCTTGATAATGCAATCATTATTGTGGACGAGTTTCAGAATCTAAACTTCCACGAACTAGATTCTATTATTACTCGTGTTGGTGAGAATACCAAGATTTGTTTCTGTGGTGATGCTTCTCAATCAGACTTACAGAAAACAAATGAGCGTAATGGTATTGTAGATTTTATGTCGGTATTGCGTAAAATGCCATCTTTTGATATAATTGAGTTTGGTGTAGACGATATTGTTCGTTCTGGACTTGTCAAAGAATACATTATTGCGAAAATGGATGCTGGTTTTTGATGTTTAATCATATTGATATTGAACTCCCAAAGTTGGAGCGTGAAACGATTGATGGTGTAAGATATTATTCTGTGCCAGATGAGGAAAAACTCCTTAAGTTAGTATCCATTACTTCTATTACGAGTCATTTTAATCGTGAAATCTTTGTCAATTGGCGTAAAAAGGTCGGTGAGGAGGAAGCTGATAAGATTACTAAAGCGGCGACTTCTCGCGGCACGGATATGCATTCTCTTACGGAGCACTACCTTAAGAATCAAGATTTGCCGTCTGTTGCGCCGATTGCGGATTTTCTTTTTAAGATTGCGAAAACAGAACTGAATAAAATCAATAATATTCATTGTTTAGAAGGTGCTTTATACAGTAAGCAACTTGGTGTAGCAGGGACGACGGATTGTATTGGAGAGCACGATGGAGAACTTGCTGTAATTGACTTTAAAACCTCCAAAAAACCAAAACCACGCGAATGGATTACGCATTATTTCGTCCAAGCAATGTTTTATGGTATGGCGTATTATGAAATGACTGGAACTCCTATTAAAAAATTAGTCATTATTATGGCGTGTGAAAATGGAGAATGTGTTCTTTATGAGGAAAGAGATTTAAAAAAATATATGAAACTTGTAGTTCAATATATTAAAAAGTTTGTAAATGATCGTCTTGAACTTATGTCTAAATAAGAGTGCCTGTCTGGGTCGCACTTTTCAGGTGGGGGGTATTTTTGCTCCCCTTATAAATATTATTGCGACCCCGATAGAGTAGAAATATGAAAAAATATTTTTATGTTTATTATTCTTATGAAGAATTTGGAAGAGGATATATTGGAAGCAGAATTTGTAAATGTCTTCCGGAAGAAGATATAAAATATTTTGGTTCTTATAAAGATAAAACTTTTAATCCTACTGAAAAAATTATATTAGAAGTATTTTCTAGTAAGAAAGAAATGTTAAATGCAGAAATACTTCTGCATAATTTTTATAAAATTGATAAAAATTCACATTTTGCAAATAAAGCAAGACAAACCTCAAATAAATTTTCAACATTTGGATTAAAACATTCCGAAGAAACTAAAAATAATTTTAGAAAACTTTGGATTGGAAATCGTAATCCTAATTATAACGCAGGAAAAAATCATTCATTTTTTGGTAAAAAACATACTGAAGAATGGAAGAAGCAACAAAGTATTAGAAACATTGGTAAAAAACGTAGTGAAGAATCTAAAAAAAAACAATCACTAGCAATGAAAGAAAAAATTCCTTGGAATAAAGGAATACGTGATTTAAGTATAACTGGAGAAAAAAATCCAAGAGCAAAGAAAATTATTTTTAATGGTGAAACTTTTGGATGTATAAAGGATGCTATTGAAAAAACAGGTATATCACGTCATATGATTAAAAAATCTTGCACTTTTATTGACTAATATATTATTTTAAGATATAATAAATACCATATTGTGAAAATTATGAGCAATCCGTTAGAAAATCTTCTAGAATTCAAAATAGAATATATGGAACCAAATAAAGAATTAGAACAAGTCATAGAAAATAAGTTTCTTACTCCTTCAAAGTTTGCTCTAGAAATAGAGAAAATTGTAATTGAAGAAAACTTCAATTATATTGACGCAATTTGTCATTATTGTGAGCTCAATAGTCTTGAAGTTGAGTCAGTTACAAAACTTATTTCAAAACCTCTAAAAGAAAAGTTGAAATATGATGCGATAAGTTTAAACTTTATGAAGCGGACCTCGCGTGCAAAACTGCCTCTATGATTGTGACTCCATTTGAAACTTATCAACATTATCTGTCACTTAAAAATCATTTTACAAATCCAAAATACGATTTCTTCAAGTATGGTGCGAAGACCCGTGCCAGTATTGCTTCCTTTAATAAGAGGCGCGATAAATATTGGTTCGAGAAAACAAGTCGCAAATACTCTGACAAAGAAGTCGTAGATTTTTTAGTATCAAATTTTGTAGAGGCAGACAACGCGAGTAATTTATGGATTGGCGAAATTATCAATTCTGGCGAAAGAACCTACGCAGATTGGATGCGGAGACAACAGAGTTTGACTTACTTATTCAAAGAGCAAAGCAGCGAATTGTTCTTGGAAACAAAATTAGAGGATGCCTTGAACTGTTCCAAAGGTCATCCACCCGTTCTAAAAAAATTCCTGAGCGGGAAGATTTCTATTGAAACTCTAGTCATCTATGATAAAATATTCCTGTTCGGGAAAAAGTTTGATAAGAAACTTTTAGATCCAGTGTGGGAAACCGTCAGTTTAAAAATGAAAAAATACAATCCATTTCTAAATATTGATGTGTTTCAATTCAAGAAGATTTTACGGGAAATCATCGATGAGTAAATTTTTTGATTCTGATATTATTCAGGAAGAACTGAAAGAAATCAATCAATTGCAAGAGAGTATTTACGGAAGCATTTTGACTTTTGGTGTTATGTCCCGTGAAGATAAACTGGAGCATATTGAAAGACTTGAAATGTTACTTGAAAAACAACGAGTAATGTATACAAGATTGTCTCTTTCAGATGACCCAGAAGCGGTTGTGATGAAAGAGAATCTTCGTAAATCAGTTGCCCTGATGGGTTTCCCACCAGAGACTGATATGGGATTACTGTTTAGCAGTATGACCAAAACCATCGAATCTCTCAAGCAATTCATTGACGGTTGAGAGCATTTTTGCTATAATATCCAAGTAATCCAATTCATCCCAAGTATCCTAAAAATCCTATGTCATTCGAAAATCTTAAGAAGCAATCCAAACTTGGTTCTCTCACCGAAAAACTGGTGAAAGAAGTAGAAAAAATGAATAACTCCGAAAGTTCTAGTGATGACCGCTTTTGGAAGTTGAGTGTAGATAAGTCAAATAATGGTTATGCCGTAATCCGTTTTCTTCCTGCTCCTAATGGGGAAGATATTCCGTTTGTCAAAGTTTATAGTCACGCATTTCAAGGTCCTGGTGGTTGGTTAATTGATACGTGCCTGACTACCGTGAATCAAAAGTGCCCTGTGTGCGAGCACAACTCTGGACTCTGGAATAATGGCACTGATGCTGGCAAAGAAGTTGCCCGTAAGCAGAAGCGTAAACTGACTTATGTCAGCAATGTTTATGTCGTCAAAGACCCTGCCAATCCTGAAAACGAAGGTAAAGTCTTCCTCTTCAAGTATGGTAAGAAAATCTTTGATAAGATTATGGAAGCAATGCAACCTGAATATGAGGACGAAACTCCGATTAATGCCTTTGACTTCTGGCAGGGTGCAAACTTCAAACTGAAGGCAAAGAGTGTTGCTGGTTATCGTAACTATGATTCCAGTGAGTTTGCTTCGGTTGGAGCTCTTCTGGACGATGATGATGCAATGGAAGCAATCTGGAAGAAGCAGTATTCTCTTACCGAATTTGTTGCTCCTGACCAATTCAAGACTTATGAAGAATTGAAGAAGCGTCTTGATTCAGTGCTTGGTGCAAAGTCTGTGCGTCTCGATGAAGAAGTTGATAACGAGGAAGAGTATTCTCGTGGTTCTGCAAGGGACCTTGATGATGGTCTTCGTAGCGAACTGAATAATCTTCAACCCACTCGTCGTGCTGCTGCTCCAGTGGAAGAAGATGAGGATGATGACGCACTTTCGTACTTCGCAAAACTTGCCGAAGACTGATGTGTATGAGGAGGAGAGAAATCTCCTCCTTTAAAATGGAATTGAAACCTTTGTGTTTTCAGTCTTAATTAATCTATCATTCACATACTGCGATGACCTATCATAGATCATCGCTTTTCTTGTATCATTAATAACTTGTTGGAGGTATCTTGGTTTTAATACGTAGATACCTCTTTTATCATTGTTTTTTCTGACTTCATATTCATAATTACTCACACCCACAATTGGGTCTGATATGCGAATGACATTTTCTCCAAGTGCTGTTGCGTCATTTGTATAAAGATTTCCATCGTAAGTATAATAAACTTTAAAGTCTTCATCAACAACTTGATCTGCAGGAAGAATTAAACGGTCTTCTGGGTCTTTGACTTCTTTGGTTTCATAATGATGAATTTCGTTTAAGTCATTTCCATAGATTGATTCTGCATAATCATAGACTTGTTTATCAGATAATGGCCATTCATCTCTTAATCTTGTAATTCCTGCAGATACAATCACAACCCAATCATATTGAACGCTTCCATAAATCTCTTGTGCAACTAATTCTGGTCTAGAACCATCAGGAATCTGATACTTGTCGAAGATAGTAAATACATTTTGTAAGTCATCACGAAGTTTAACTCTACGGAATAGATTCTTTACCGTAACATATTGATGTGATGACTTAGTTCCTGGTAAAAAGGATTGATATTCTAAATTTGGGATTTCTCTGAAGTATGTCATTAGTATCCAACTCCTGTTTTTCCTTCTGCACTTCCATAATCTTCGAAGTAAATTGGAGTCAGCTCTTGGAAGTTAAGAGAAAGATTCATATTTACTGGTGTGCCATCGGAGTAAGTAGCATACGTGCCAGAACCAGTAAAGTTTAAACTTAAACCTTGAAGAGCGCAGATTTTAAATCTATTTAGATATGGGTGAGGTTTTCCACCACTCATATATTGAACTTTAAAAACGCTTGGTGCGGTTAAAAATAAACCTCCTGCTGCTCCTGAAGCAGTTCCTTTTTTGGCAGACATTTCTGCTTTTAGGAAATATACCATTTCTCTTATTACTCTTGCTTCATTAGCATCTCTTGGTGCTAAGTCGAATGCCAAAGAAAAACCTTCTCTTAAATTTACACCTCTGAATAATAATTCAATATTTTCATTGATGACTGCACCAGTCTCTCTACCCAAAATTTCTCCAAATAAATTTTGGTCTTGTCCTAACAATTGCTGAACTGCCTGTGCCGCAAAAAAGTTTTGTATTGCTTTTTGACCCAATCCAGTTTGAGAAGCTTCTACAACTGCTTTTCCTGATGTTATGAGAGCTTTTAATCCTTCTATTGGTCCATTAGTTATGGTTTTTTGACCAATACCTAATAGAGTTCCTGTTAACCCACTCAATTGACCTTGACCCCATCCAGCAGATTGAGAATTTGTGGGTAGGGATTGTGGCATAGGAAGTAAAAGAGTGCCTCTTACCGTTTTTCCACTCAAAGATTGATAATTTCTATCTGAAGTTGGGATTGTAAAATTATTAGAACTTAATTGCCCAACTCCCGGAGGTTCATACTTATATGCATCTATCTTCACATAGTCAGTATTCTGGTCTATGAGACCCAGTGGATATCTGAATACCGTTGGTTTGGACATTTATTTTTTGAACTATTTAGTTAGAATGTTGCTAAAAGGCAGGCGTCTTAAATCATCTATTTCCTCTCTATAG